CAAAAGACCCGCTTGTTCCTAACAAAAGATGACCAGATGAGTCTATGCGCATGCGTTCTGCGGCGTCAGTAATAAAATACATATCATTGGTAGCAACGCCAATCATGTTGCCATCATTAGTGCTGTTGCTATCTTCAATAATAATGTTTGCTTCTGCGTCTGAACTCTCAAATTTAGCTGTGTAGTTGTACGCACCACCAGCAACTAAAAGCCCTACGTTATTCCCACTTTGAGTAATCTCAAGGTTTGCACTAGGCGTACTCGTCCCGATTCCCACGTTGCCAACATTATCCACCGCGACATGCGTCTCACTGCCTTCTTTAATGAACAGTGATCGTCCTGACGGATATACGATGTTCAGATCATTACCTGCGGCTGTTGTGAATGTGCCGCCTGCTGATGTTGTTACGCTGCCCGTTACATCAATTCCAGAGGCTGTGGTGGAAAGGGTCAATCCATTGTCATAGTAAAAATTATTCGCACCGTTTAAATTGAAAGTCGCTAAAGCCTCAGAGCCAGAATAAAGGTAGACGCCTGCTCCATTGGTTTTTAAAAACAAGGAGCCTGTGTCTGTGTCCTCAATATAACTATTAGACCCATCATGATAAATCTGTAGGTCTGAGCCAGCGCCGAAGATGGCTTTACCATTGTCACCAAAGGTAACATTGCCACTGGGGTTAGTCCCTAGCTCAATAATGGCTGCGGAACCGTCTTCCGTGTAAAGTCTCTTGTTTGTTAAGTCTACGGCAAGCTCTCCAGCTACCAAATCGGAGGCTGCGGGAGCACCTGAGCCGCTTTTAGTTACAATTGTTGTAGCCATTATTTAATTCCCTTGTTAGTAAGTGCCGCCTGAGAGCGTACCAGTTGTCATGTTGTCTGCGTTCAGAGTTGAATCTGTCTGTAAAGCTGAAGCAGCTAAAAGACCCTGAGCAGCGGTAGCGTAGGCAGTAGCAGCAGTAGTAGCCGCTGTGCCTAAACCTAAGTTAGTTCTAGCAGTCGCTGCGTTAGCCAAGTCAGACAGGTTGTTAGCTTTTAGTGCCGAAGCCGCTAAGGTATCCGATGCAGCCGTGGCGCTTCCTGCCGCTGCGGTTGCACTTCCTGCTGCTGCCGTTGCGCTGTTAGCTGAGTTTGTTGCGCTAGTTGCCGCCGCTGTTGCACTGTTAGATGCGTTGGTTGCGGAGGTTGCAGCGTTGGTCTCGGAAGTAGCAGAAGCTGTAGCAGAGTTAGCAGCATTTGTTTCAGACGTTGCAGCATTAGTAGCCGAAGTGCTGGCTTCGCTGGCCTTAGTTGTTGCTGTAGTTGCACTTCCTGCTGCTGCCGTTGCGCTGGTTGCTGCTTCGCCTGCTTTGGTTGTAGCTGTGGTGGCGCTACCCGCTGAACTGGTGGCACTGGACGCTGCGTTGGTTTCTGAGGTAGCCGCATTGCTTTCACTCGTTGCTGCGTTAGTAGCACTGGTGGATGCTTCCCCTGCCTTATCTGACGCTGTGGAGGCGCTGGTGGAAGCGTTACTTTCACTTGTCCCAGCGTTAGTGGCGCTGGTTGCTGCATTAGTTGCGCTAGTCCCCGCTGCTGTAGCACTACCAGACGCACCTGAGGCGCTTGTGGCGGCTTCTGAAGCCTTAGTAGTAGCTGTAGAAGCACTAGCCGCTGCGTTCGTCTCTGACGTTCCTGAGGCGGTTGCAGAGGTTGCTGAATTAGTCGCGCTTGTGGCTGCGTTGGTCTCACTGGTTGCGGCAGCAGTTGCACTATTGCCAGCGTTAGTTGCACCTGTGGATGCAGTCGTTGCGCTGGTGGCTGCTGCGGCAGCACTATTAGCCGCTGCGGTAGCGTCTGCGCCTACCCCTGCTTCGCTGTTAGCAGCGTTAGTTGCACTTGTGGCCGCTGCGCTTGCAGAGGCTTCTGCTTCATTTGCTTTTGTAGTAGCAGTTTGAGCATATAGTGCTATTTGACTGGCGTAGGCATCTGTACTACTGTCCCCAGACCCTCCGTCCCCTCTAAATATCGCCATACTCGCTCTCCACTGTTACTAGAAAAATAAACAAATAAAAAGTGAGGTACTTGCCCTAAGGCTTTCCCTCACACATATTTTTATAGATTAAGCGGCTACAGCCAATACAAAACCTGATTCTGGACGTAACGTCTTAACACCGTAGAGCGTGTCTGCGGTATAAAGCGTACCCAAGAACTCTTGCTTGTACTGAGTCTGTGAGCGGATGCCCTGCTGTTCAGCCATAACCATCGTGTCCTTATGGACAAGGAAGGCAGCTTTAACAGTGGTGCTGTGAGTCAGAGGACAGTTGCTGGTTACGAATACGTCAACGCCGTACAAGTTACCAATCTTACCGTTCTGAACGCCACGACCGTCAACAAAGTCTGAAGACACATAACGCTCAACACCCATGATTGCATTACGGAGTGAAGGAGGTACAACAAATGAACGATTGTCCATCGGTACGTCTGCATCATCCATCTTCTGAATCAAAGCTCGGAAAGCATTGTCATTAAAGTCTGCGGTTACGCCTGCACCAGCATAGGCGGCAAGCCCAGTAGCTGTAGGAATAAAAGCAGCACTGGTGTTCCAAGCAGAACCGTTACCGTCACCAAAGGACTTGCCCAAAGTGAAGAGGTCGTTGTCCACTTGCTTGGCAAGGGCATAACCTGCGTCACCAGTGTAGAACTGTCGTAGTGAAGACAAAGCTTGTGCTTCGGTGATGTCTTCAATCATGCGAGAGTATTCAAAATGCTTGTCAATAATGACTTGCACTTCACTCTCAGTGTCTGCCTGAATCGTTACAGCAGTCTTTGCTGCCTTAGCAGTAGCAACGCCACGGGTAGGCTTAGGAATGTGAATGGTGTCCCCTTTCTTACCTACCATTGCCATCTTCTTAACGAGATTAGCAAGAACTAGGTTAGCCTGATAAGCAGCAACGATTTCGTCACTCCAAATCTCAGGGATAAATGTAGCGGCGCGAGCATTGTCTACCGCACCTGTTTGACTGGGATATACTGAAGTAGCCATTTTAAGATTTCCTTAATAGATTAGTTTCGTACTCTCCCCTCTTGGTAAGCCTTCATAATCTCATCGGACAATGATTGATACCGCTCAGGGTCTGTACGCATAAGTTTAATAATGTCTGCTCTTCGGTAAATCTTTCTCGTTTTCGTTTCAGAACTACCAGTGGCTGCGCCAGTTGATGCGTTCTTCACAGCTTGCTTACGACCTTGCTTTTCAGCGTTAGCTGTTTGCTGTACGACTTGCTTACGCTCTTTCCAAAGAGTAAACAGTTCGTGTGCAGCTTCATAGTCGTATTGCTTGTCTGCTTGTACGTACAGTTGAGTCCGTATCTTTGAACCTTTAATCCATTCCGCAAACTTATCGTCCGTCAATATGTTTTGCATATCGGGATGATCTTGTTGAAGTTGAGACAGGGCAGTGGTCTTTTGGTACTGCTTACTGATGTTCTCAGCTTCTCTGATCTTTGGATGGTTATCAATGGCTCGTTTAACGGCCTCTTCTGGATCTGAGAAAAAATCCACCTCATCAACAGTTTCTTGTTGCTGTGGTGCTTGTTGGTTTGAGAGTTGTGTCTGAATGTAACTGTCAACAACCTGTCTCAGTTCACCTACTTCAGAGCTTTGACGGCCCAAGAGCTTTTCAGCCTCTTGGTGCATCCGTACTAGATCTTCCGCTGATTTACCTTTGTACTTGTCTGGGACTTCTGACTGAGTTTCCTGCTCTACAGGGTCATTGTCAAAATCATCAGATTGTTCAGGTTCTTGCTGTTCTTCTTCTTCAAGACGCTCATCTAAGAGTGTAGCCATTATTAAATCTCCGTACTAACGTATTATGGAGTGACATGGTTTGTATAAGAAAGGTCTACTCCGAGTTTGCCTTTCTTTCTAGTTTTATCTTCTGTTCCCGCTGTTTAGCCCACTTCATAGTCGCACCTACAAAATCCCCACTAATGGGGTCAAGTGAGCAGCGGACAGGAGATATAATTCTAGTTGCAATCTTGTTACATAAACCACAGGTGTGTTCTGTCTCGTCGGAGGCTACTAGGGCCTCCGTAACGTGATTATCAGGGCATCTGAAATCAAAGATAAGACGCATTAAGCGGCTTCTTCTTGATCGTTGTCCTGTGGGTTATTGCGTTCTTCAACAACGCTTTCTAGCTGTGCTTCAAGGTTAAGAACATTAGCCATGATAGCAAGCTGACCTTTACGAAAGAATAAGTCTGTTAAGTCTTTAGTAACCTCAACGGAGTTGACGTTCGGGACGCTTCCTCTGAGATCATTTAAGAAGTATTCCCAACCTTCACTACGGAACATTTCTTGCATACTTCTAGTATAGTCTTCAAATTCTTGATCGTTCACTGTTTCTCCTTTAAAGGACAGATTAAAGTTATGTACTTAATGTACAAGTATATTATACCATATTTTAGACAAAAAGTCAAGTATTATTTTAGTAACCTTTTTTCATAGGTTTCTTTTTAGGCTTGGCTTTACCCGCCGCTTTCTTAGCCGCAGCTTTTCCTTCCTTTGTGTAGGGATACTTTTTCCCTTTGACCATTGGCATTACTTTTTCCCCTTTTTAGTTGTCTTAGCTGCTTGTTTAAAAGCTTTGGAAGTAGGAGCACCTTTAGCGCCCTTCTTTCTCATCTTCTCTTTACTACCCGCAGCAATACGTTTACGTTTAGCATGGATGTTATCATATAGACCAGCCACTACCATTTCTCCTTGTTGGCCCAATAGGCCGCTGACATCTTACCCTTTGCAATGTTCTTTGCATGACGAGCCTTAAATGACTTGCGTCGGGCTTTCTCTTTATCAGATGCAGGGGCTTTACCCGCACCACTCACACCTTGCTGTCCAAACCTGATTGTCTTTGTTGTATCACCTTCTTTGGCAACGACTACGTGAGACTTAGTAGGATGGTTAGGCGTTCTCTTTGG